TAAACCTAAACCTACCATGCTAACAAAAGATCAACAAAGAGCGAGAAGTAGAAACTATATCAGATTTAAGGTGATTCAAGATAGATCTGTGGGTGTATCAACAGATTGGATAAAAGATAAGGTTATAACTGAATCTGAGTACGCACTTTTGCTTCAAATAGACAATCTGAGATCTAGGTTAAAGTCTACAAGAATTCAGTTTCTTGAACAATATAGACGGTCTTGTGAATTTGTAGAATTACCAAAGCCTCCTGAAAAGAAGGTTATTACGACAGATATAATTAGTAAATTTGACGATTTATTTTAAATGACACTATACGAACAAGTTGCTAAAACCATCATGAAGTTGCTAATACGAGATCCGTATTATGCATTATTTTTGATGGGAATAGACAAACAAGAAACAACGAGAGTTCCCACATTAGCTGTAGGATTAAATGGGATTGATATTAGATTGTTTATTAATAAAGAGTTCTGGGAGACCTTATCTGATGAATACAAGTATGGAATAATTATGCACGAAGCTTTGCATATTTGTTACTTCCATTTATTAGATATGTCTGATTATCCAGATCATGCAATAGACAATATTGCTTGTGACATGGAGATTAACCAGTTTATTGGAAAACATCTTTTGCCTAAAGAATGTATTTGGTTAGAAGACTTTCAAGAGAAGTATCCTCAACTAGGATTAGAACCATTACAAGGTAGAAGATATTATTACAACAAACTAAAGTCCTTACCTGAAGAAGAACAGCAGAAATTGGGATCTCAACTTGGTAACAACGAGCATTTTTGGGAAGCTTTTGAAGAACTATCAGAATCTGATAAAGAGGTTATTAGAAATCAGGTTTCTTATATGATGGAAGAAACTGCAAATGAGTGTAGAAAGCAACAGGGAACTGTTCCTGGAAACCTTGAGCAGATTATGAAGTTGAATAAGAAAGAGCCACCTAAATTTGACTGGAAGAGGTACATCAGACAATGGGTTGGAATGTCTCAAGATATTTATTTTAAGCCAACTAGGTTTAAACCTAACCCTTATTTTGTCAGAAACCCTAGCCAAAAAGTGAAGTTTAAACAACAGTTGCTTGTAGCTATAGATACTTCAGGTTCTGTAAGTAATGCTGAGCTGCAAGAATTTATGTCTGAGATTAAACATTTATATAAATTTGGTCATTCTATTTATATAATGTGTGTTGATACTCATATATATGAACCGTATTTATACAAAGGTGTGGATGATTTTAAGATTTCAGGTAGAGGAGGAACTTATTTTACTCCTACTCTAAATTACTTTAACGCTCATCCAGAATACTCGTGCATGATTTATTTTACGGACTCTTACGCGGAACTTCCCCCGAATGCGATTAGGCCCATGTTATGGGTAATTAGCAGTAGTGGTGACGGAAAGGCTATTGAACAACATAATGGAAAAAAACTTTTCATAAAACCGCGATGACTACAGGTGTTTATAAAATTGTTAATATTGTAAATAATAAATGCTATATTGGAAGTTCTGTAAATATTGAAAAACGGTGGTATTTTCATAAAGAGCGGTTAGCAAGGAATAAACATCATTGTAAATATCTACAGAACGCGTATAACAAGTATGGTAAAGACTGTTTTGTCTATACTATTGTAGAAACTTGCAGTAGAGATAGATCTATTATATTGTCGTTGGAACAGAAATATCTGGATTCTTTAAAACCGGAATACAATCACTGTAAAATTGCCGGAAGTCCGTTAGGTACAAGACATACAGAAGAAACTAAAAGAAAAATGAGCTTGTCAAGTAAAGGAAAGACATTTTCAAAGGAACATAAAGGTAAAATTTCAGTATCACATATAGGAAGAAAAAGAAGGAATCTATATAAACCTATAATCAAGATTTGTCCTAATACTAATTGTGTTCTTGAAACTTTTAAATCCGTCCAGGAAGCATCGTCGAATGATGCGGTGACAGGTGCAAGGATAGCAAGTGCTGCAAGAGGAGTACAGAAAACATCACGAGGATTTATTTGGAAATACATAACAATTAAAGAATATGAAAAAATATTACAGTAAAACTATTTTTATAACTAGGAAGTTACAGTTATTCGTTTTATTTGATATCGATATAAAACGTTTTTAGGAGTAACGATTTTTCCAACTCTCATATTTAGTAAGTCGCCAGAAGCATATAATTTAGCGTTGGATTGGCTGACGCTATCTTTTCAATTAGAATATAACAGAGGAAATCATCAAGAAAAATGAAATTGAAACCTAACGAGATGAAAGTTCATCTCTTACAGTATATTAGTAACGCAGAACATTTATTGGCAAGTGGTAGAGCACCTAGCACAATATGTGTAGAAGGAGAGGCAGGGATTGCCAAAACCTCACTTATTAAACAAATAGCTCAAGAAGTTGGCTATAAACTGCATCAGATCAATCCAGCAATGATTGATGATCTGGGACACTTAATTGGTTTTCCAGAGAAACAACATGAGATTGAATATGAGAACATGAGGTTCTGGGTTCCTGCAGAAACAACGGAAGAATATCTTCAAAAAGGTGCTCATTATGCAGGTAAAGCAAGAATGAGTTACGCAGTTCCTGAATGGTTGCAAACACTAAATCCAGAAGATAAGTTCATTCTTCTTTTAGATGATTTCACTAGAGCATCGCCAATGTTGATGCAGGCTATGATGACCATTGTAGAGGAAAGAAGATATGATAGTTGGACCCTTCCTAAGAATACAATTATTATGTTAACTACGAATCCAGATAATGGAGAGTATAATGTTGCTTCTTTAGACTTAGCACAGAAAACTAGATTCAGATATGTGGAAATGGAATTCTGTGTAGAAGCTTGGGCACAATGGGCAGAAAGCTATGGTATTGATGGTCGTTGTATTAACTTTGCTTTAGCTCATCCTGAAATCTTTAAAAAAGAAGGTAATGGTATTGGTTTTGGTAAAACACTGAATGCTCGTATTATGACTAAGTTCTTTGAAGACATTGCTGCTCTTCCTGATTTTAGTAAGGCTCTAAGTTATTTACAAATTGCTGGAGAAGGTTCAGTAGGAGAAGGTTTTGTGAGAATGTTTATTACATTTATTCACAATAAGTTGGACAAACTTCCGAATCCACAAGATTTGTTTAAAGGTAAGGTAGAAGAAGCGTTGAATATTCTTCAGGGAGTGTGTGGTAACTTCCAAATAGCAAGTAGCTATAATTCTGCAACAAGTAGTATTATGGCAACAAGATTGATTAACTATGTTATTTACGGCACACATGATAAGTGGACTAAAGATGAGAACCAAAGAACTATTGATTTATTGTTGAGTAACGCTTTTAGTCAAGATTTGAAATTCTTTATGGCTAAGAAGTTTATGTCAGATGATGCTAGAAAACAATCAGGTAAACTGCAAATGATTATGCAACATCCTAAGATTGTACAAATGATAATGGGGAAATGAGTACACCAAGATTAATACAAGTAAAAGGAACAAACAAGTTGTATATGAACCAAGCGTTATACGACTTTATGAAAAAATGTCTTGGTAATGCGACAGGTTCATTAGAACCAGATGATAAGATTTACTTTTTTAAGAATGTAGATTTTAAACGAGACAAGTTACAGATTAGTGAAATTCAGTATCATCGGGTTATTAAGATTGAGAAAGCAGATGCTGTTGTAATTAATACGGCTTCAAACATTCCATCAATAGGTCATTATTTATTAACAGATAATACTATTCAAAAAGATCATCCTGGGGATGAATCATTGATTGCTGATGTTGTCTTTAATTTGAACCTGTGGAGTAGTGAAGAAATTGATGTAATTCAACAGTTCTATAAGTTATCTCAATTACCAAAACTACCAAAGTTGATTGACGCTAGAAATTTAGCTTCTTTTATTAATTCTGGTCTGGTAATTGATGAACATAATTTAGACGAAATGGAGCAAATGTTACAAACTAATAAACAGGTGGCTTATTCGCTGTTAAACTCTTGTAATATTCCAAAATCAATTTCTTTCTTGTTATATCTTATTTATTTTCCATCTTTTTCTAAAAATAGAAATTTATTACAGGAACTCCCTCTTGTCTTAGGTCACTGTAGTGCAAATCGTATTTCATTATCAGATGAAATGCCTTTATCTGTCTTAGATAAAATTCGAGAGAGTGAATTTTTAAAA